CATCCTCGCCAAGCTGCGAAGGCTGGGTATCAGACCGCCTCCGCGCAGGGGCTCAGGCAATACCAATGCGAAGGGATCAAGGAAGATGGTCTTGTCACCAAGGAACCGGCCAAAGCTTCGGGACCGGCCGACCGTACGAAACACTCCCCGGCTGGACGAACCAGTACCAACTCCACTGGTTAAGCTGACGGCACGGTCCTGCCGTTGGCCACTCTGGGCTGATCGGGTGCGCCTGCAATCCATCGAAGATGCCGTGTTTTGTGGCCAGACGACGGCGTGGGAAGGTTGCAGTTGGTGTCTTGTCCACTTGCAAGAGGCGGTTACCCCCGGCCGGAAGCTGAAAGATATACTACCGGCAGAACTACAAGGAACCCATACACCGCCAGCGAAACGACGCGAAAAATCTGCGGGTCCGCTAACACAGTCCAGGCGAGAAGAATGGCCCCAAGGACTGCGACCAGAACAAGAAGACGAGCTGACAGAACTAGGGCCGCGAAATTGAGCGCACCGATCACGCCGGCTTTCCACGCAAACCGGTGCTCGTACTCCTGCTGAAAGGGGTCTGCCTGCTTAGTATTCCAGCTCGGCATCGTCGTCGAAGTCATCGGCGGCGGTGTCGGGTCTGGCTCCGTTCTTTCGCCGACGATCTGCATTGGCCTGGAACGCCGCTGCGTATTGCCGGACGACTGCGCCGCGCTGACTGCCACCGCTCATCTCCCTGATCTTCGGAAACACGACCTGAATACGGGCGATTGCTGACACTGTAGCGACCTGCTCGCGGACTGTCATGTCTTCGAAGTTGTCCAACAGCCTGGAGATGGCATCGTACAGGCGACCATTGATGTCCTTCGGGTCGTCCGGATTAGCCGGATCGTCATCTTGCGGCGTGTTGGCGATCTGTTTGACTTTCATCTGAGCCCTCCCTGGGGGCTGGCCTCATTGGCGAGCGCTGCCGCGCCTGCGCCGGCTGCGCCAGCGACAGTCGGTGAGGTCGCATGAATGTGCGCGGCCAGTTGGGCGACCTGTGGCGCGAGGTGATGCGCTAATGTCACACCCAACCCCGACCGGATCAGAAAGAAAGCCGCCGCCGCCTCGATCAGTGGATGAGAGAAGCCCATGTTGTAAGCGCCACCGCCTACCAGGGCAGCAGCCGCAGCACCGGCAGCGGTTCGTTGCGTACTCGGCAGGCTGTTGAGCCATTGAATGGCTTGCCGCGCGCCGCGCCCCGCAAGCGGCAGGCCGACGCCGGTTGCTAGACCGGTGACACCGCCGATTGCCGCATTCTCCAGCTTGGCCGGATAGCTACTGTCGCCGGGAGTTGCCTGTGCGGCACCGCCGACCGTGCCGGCAACGACGCTCTTTGCGGCCTGGACGCGCGGCAAAGTGGCGCGGGTGGCGATGAGCCGGCCGGGATTGATCCAGGTTCCTGGCGTAGCGGAGGCCGTACCGAAAATGTCGCGCGCAGCGGTTCCGAGAGCAGGACTGATATTGCGAATGCGGTCGATCGCCTGTGGCCCCAGACGGATGGCATTGACCGCTCTGCCAGCCGCGCCGAACGGGGCAAGCGTACTCAACGCTACACCGAACCCTTCGCCGGCACTTTGCGTCGGTGCATAAGCGCGCTTGCCGAGATAGCCCTTTTCGGTGAACAGGTCGCCGGTACCGGGTATCCAGGAGGCCAGACCCAAAGCACTACGGCTCAGACCCTTGACGATGCCGCGGCTCATGTCGGCTTTTTCGGGATCGGACCACCAACTATGCGGCGGCAAGTCCGAAGTTTTGGCAGGGCGGCTTAATGGCGAAGGCCCCGCAGAACCCCCAGCCAGAAAAGAAGCGACCTCCGATCGCGTTGCCATGCCTGGGGTCGGAGCCTGTGGAGGCTCCGGTGCAGCGACATTAACGACGGTCGTCGGCTGTTGCGCCGGGTCCGCTTGGGTAAAGTCATAAGCATTGCTCATGGTGCCCAGCCCAACGTCGTCAGTTTCTCTCGCAGCTCTGCGGCCATCGGATCATTAGGATTGGCAACCAACCAGTTCTGCAGTTTGGTGGCTTCTTCCGGTGTCGCACCCTGTTGCAAGGAAATATTCTGCTTGCCCAGGTTCTCGTAGTACTCGATGTCTTTCAGACCGACCGCTCCGGAATAGGGCAGGCTACGCAACCGGTTGTATTTGGAAAGAATATCCGGATCGGTGATGAAGTCCTCCGCTTTTTTGCTTTCACTAGTCCCCAGGTTCCAATAGCCGGCGAGCGACTGAAGCTGTCCATGCGCCAGCTCGGTCATTACTCGCAGGCTGGCGCGCATCTGATTAGGCGACATGTTGGCATTCAAAAGGGTTTTGATATCGTGGATTTCTGTCAGCGACGGGGAGCCGCCCTTGAATGCCTTGGCCAGCTCAGTCGAGACGAATTGCATGGAGGTGTTGAACTGAGTTGCCGCAACGCCGCCCAGGCGGGTGCGGATCGCATTCACGAACGTGTTGTAATCCGGGTACGATGTGTTCGGCATCTGATCGATAGTATGCGCAATCAAGTCCGCATGACCGATCCAAGTGTTGAAGTTGACGATCCGTTGCGCAAACTGACCGTTGCCATAGAAGGCTGCGTGGGTCCGCTGATTGTCGCGAAACCTGAATTCATTGAAGCCGGGATCGATTGAGGCGACAATCCCGCGCAACATTTGCGGACCCTTAGCGGTTGCGCCAAAGCCGGTGCGCGGCAATTCTGTCTGACCGTTCAATATCCAGCGGAGCTGGTTGCCGATCATCGAATTGTACTGACTGATCTGGTCGGTAATGCCGTTGCTTCGTTGTTTCTGTTGTGCAGCACTCAGATTGCTGGGAGCCGGTCCGATCGACTGCATGATGCCTTCGATGGTGTCCTGCAGTCCACCTTTGCCTAACGCGATTTTCTCAACCGCGGTGTTCACTAACGTCTGTCTGTACTGTGCAGCTTTGCCATGCTGCGTTCCGGAAATGCCGGGGCGATTGTACATCAGGAAATCCCAGCCCATCCGATCCAGCTCTTGCGGTGTCATGCCTAATATTGGCGCAAGACGCTTCGCTTCGGCGGAAGTGCGGGTATTAGGGGCTGCGCCGGCAGCGGGGACTGCTGGGGCTGGTGTTCCAGCAGGGGGTGTGGACGGTACTGCCGGCGCATGGGTTGAGAGCCAATTTTGCATTCCGGCGGTGTCGGGAGGGGGAATGGCAACGCCGTTACGATTGGCCCAATCGGTCAGTTCTGCACGTCGTTCTTGTACATTTTGTGGCGTCACGCCAGACGGGAAAGTGCTTGGTAATGATTGCCCAGGACTGCGCGCGACGGACAGGTCCGCGTGGGTTGCCGGCGAGGTGGTCGGAAAGCGTGAAAAGTCTGGCGCCCCGCCCGTGCCACCCTTTTCGGCGGAAGTTGTGTAGGGGATCGCTGACGGATCGGGTTGACCGCTTTGAATGTAGGACTGCTGCGCTTCGGTGCGCGCATTCGGATTAGTGATGATCTGCAGGTCGGCATTGAGCTTTTTCTCTTCGTCCAGATCATCCTGTAATTTTTCAGCCGCCAAGCGCTGGTGGATGATCTTGAGCTGGTCCTCGTCATTGTTGTGCCGCTCGGAGATCACCTCTAGCGCGCGCTGAAAGCCTTGGGTCTGCAACACGTCGCGTAACGGCTGGTCGTCGAACTGGTAGGTCAGATCGAGCAGCGCTTGTCTGGCTTTTTCCGGATCATTCTTGTTGACCGAGATCGCATCCGCATACAAGCGGAACATCTGCTTGTTGTTGTCAGTCAACCGCTTCTGAAAGTCGACATACTGGTTGTGCGCATCGGCCGCCTCTTCGCGCAAACCCTTGCGGTAATCGCTCTCATACTTGGCGCGATACATCGCCATCTGTCCGGCATAGAGCCGCTGCAGCAGCGAGCCATTCTTTACGAAAAAGTTGGAATTCTTCTTGACGATGTCGCTAACGTGATGAAGCTGCGGCATCCAGGGACTGGGTGAGAGACCGGGAAACTGCTGCGCAGCCTTGAGCACATTGCTTGGTTGACCCCATTCCGTGTGTCCCTTGAAGCCCGTGGTGTGCATGTAAGGTGCATCGCTGTCTTCAAAGGTAAATTTGGGGGGTGGAGGGTCTTGTTGCTCCTTGGGAATGCGCGGTGCAGCCTCGCCAATCATCGAAGCGAGGAACGGAAGCGTACCCGCCTCACTGTCGCCTTGCCCGTTTTGAGGATTTGGATCGGCCATTTTCGATTTTTGCCACAAAAAAAATCTGACTAGGGTACCCCGCTACCGCCCAGCAGTTTCATGCCCAGACATCTGGGCTACCCAGCTATCCCAGTTCCTTGCAAACTGTGGTTCGCCCCATCCGGGGGCAAAAAAGCTCTCCCCTGAGTAACCGGACCGGTACCGGAACTTACCGCTGGCCCGTTCGCGCCGTGCCAGTCCACCGGACGAGTTGTCGGTGGCGTATTGAGCGATATTGGAGCCGGCCAGCGCATTGTCGAGGGCTTGATTGAGCGCCGCTTCGTACCGTTCGGAGCCTCGGCCCATGTTGCCGACCTGATAATAGCCGCCACGCTCATGCCCGTGCCACTTGAGCTGCTTTTCCAGCGAGGTACCGCGCACGATCGCCCGGTTCATCGCGCTCTCGGCGACCGCTTGGGTACCCTGCGGATGCTTGCCTTGCTCGTTGTACATTATAGCAAGAAATTTCTTTCTTAACCAAGGCTTTGTGCGCAATTCGTCGGCAAAACGCTGGCGTCCTTGGGCTAGTCCCTGATGCATTCCCTGGCCGAAATTGTATTCAGCCGCTCCACTGAGTGCGCGGTCGCCTTTGCGCTCTCGGTCGCGTCCGATTGCGCCGACTGCGCCCATTCCTATTCTCGGATCGAGCGACGCAACCTGGACACTACCCGCGGGTAGTCCAGGTTTGGCAGCGTCGGAGGTGTGCCCAGCAGGGGACCGGAAAAGTAGTCGATCGAGGTTCGGAACATGGATGCCCCCGACATCGGGGCTAATGATGCTACGCGTACCGGGCGGACCGGCCGTGTCCCCAGCGGCGGGTTGGGGCGGAACTGGAGCGGCTGCGCCAGCTCCTGGAGGCTGGGCGGCCACACCGGGAGCTGGTGCGCCAGCAGCCGGCGCTGGAGCCGTAGCTGGTGCGGCGACAGGTCCGCCGGGACTACTTCCCCCAGTCGGATTTCCGGCAGCAGGTGTCGCCCCGGCGTCAGGTGGTACGTAGTGACCAAGGTCGATCCCCATCCGGCGCGCCATGTCCACCATCTGCGGGGTGACATTCTCGGGCGTGATCCCGAACTGCCGGGCGCGCTGCATCATCTCGGGCGTGATTTTCGCTGGATCAATACCAAGCGCCTTGGCGCGCTCTGCCCAAGGATTAGCGGCCGTACCAGCCGGGGTGTCCGCGGTGCCAGTGCCGCCCGTCCCGCCGAAAGGGGGCCGCGCGCCCCCTCCACGGGCCATAATCATCCGGAGAATGAACTGAAGGATCGGTGGCAAACCTCCGGGAATTCCGCCAGAAAAACCGCCGCCACCGTGCCGATGATGTCCGCCGCCGTGCTCCTCGCCGCCGACGCTGGCCGGTTCGTAGGTCCGCGTCTCGGGGTCATAAACCAAGCCGCCGTGCTCGCCACGGCCGCGCACCCGTTCGCCGCCCATCGTGGCTGGCACTTCGCCGGGCTTGGCCGGACGATAGCCGCCGCCTTCCTCCACACCCCACTGTGAGCCGGTCGCCGGCTTGTCGAACATGTGCCCCAGTCGGTAGAAAATTCCGCGCTGCGAGGGTGGCACATTGGATGAAGCCGTGCCGCCAGTCCCTTGGCCACGCTCACCGAATTTGTACCACTGACCGGTGCGCGGATCGAAGCGTTCCTGTCCGGGGTTGATGTAGTCCGGATCACCGCCGCGCAAGAATTCCGTATTACCGAAACGATCGGGCGGTCCCTCCTCCCAGTGCCGTGGTGTCCGGGTGCGGATTGCACCAGGAGCAGGACCGCCCTTTCCGCCGACACCGGGCGCATCCTCAGTGCCAGTCTGTGGATAGTACCAGTTGCCGGTGACCGGATCGGTAATTGTATGCTGATCCAGCGGATGGTGCGTGAAGAAATCCGGTCCAGGCTTCAGCCAGCTTGGCCAGCCTACGCTGCCGCCGCCGCTCGGCAGTTCCGGCATCATTCCCTTCAGCCATTCCCGAAAGCGCTCATGCGGCGCTGGCGGCAACGGACCATGCGGACCGCTCAAGCCCATGTTGGGATCGCCGCCACTGACTTCCGGACGAACTGCAGCGGGAGCTGGTTTCGGTAGCGGTGTGCCGGTTGTCGCTCCGCCTTTGGAGCGGGTACGTGTCGGGGTCGGCGGCGCAACCGGAGACGGCTGTTTGACCCGTGCCGGATCGGGCTCGTCTACGTTGAAGCCGGGGCTAATCAGCGTCAGCGACATCAGAACCGTCCTCCGTGTCCTCCGCCACCATGTCCGCCAACCGCGCCCATATGCGCACCTCCTCTGCCGCCCATGCCGTGCCCAGCACCGCCATGCGCGCCACCAAGCCCTCGGTGAAAGCCATGTCCGGCGAGCACAGCGTCGAGACTATGCGGTCCGTATCCGCCGTGCCGCCCATGTCGGCCCGAGAAACCCATTCCGTAACCGCCTGAACCAATACCGAGTTGTGCTGCCGAATTACCGCTCCCGCCGCCGCCTCCATCACCATCACCGCCACCGCCGTCTGCTCCCCCACCCATGGGGCCGCCACCTCCGCCTCCACCATCGTCTCCACCACCGCCGCCTTTGCCTTGTCCGAGTTGCGACAAGATGTCACCGCCACCGCCACCTCCTCCGCCGCCGCCCTGGCTACCGCCACCGCCGCCCATCATGCCCATCATCGGGCCCATCATTCCCATGCCGCCAGCCATTATGTTGCCTCCGGTGGTTTATTTGCCTGCGGACTGAACGAACTCGGGGTACCTTGCTGCTGCCGCTGCGCTTTGCCGGCTTCGTAGCCAGCGGTTTCGCCGCCCTGCAGATTAGCTGGCGCCATCATCGCCGCCAGATTGGGGTTGCTGGCAATGCGGGACAGCAGCTCTATTTCCTTGAGCTTAGTATTGAAGGCTTCCGCGCGCGCGGCCCGTTTGTTCCCCTCCAGCGCAACACCCATGGAGGTGTTGGGGCCCATCCCGTGGGCCGCAAAGCCGGCAATCGTGCCCATGTTGCGCTGGGAGAGATCGAATTCGGATTGAGGGTCGAGGTCATTGCCTAATCCCAGAAAGTCGCCATTCTGGCCGCCGCCGTCTTTGCCCTGGCCAAGCTGCTGTAAAGTGTTGGCGTCGAGCCCGGCCATCGCTTACTCCAGCGACATACGGTAGCGGGGCGTGACCATTTTGCACCCCAGTTTGCCGACGATCGGCCCCAGGTCGAACTCGGTTTCGGTTTCGAAGCGCCACTCGTAAGCCTTGCGCTCGCGTGCCCACTTGATGCTGTCTCTCAGCAGCGAGAGCGCCTCGACGAACTTGCCCTCTTCCGCGCAGATGAAGACGATATCGGCCTTAAAGTCCGCCGGACGCCAAGGGGTACAAGTGAGGTTTGTAATCTGGAAAGCATTGGCGGTCCGCGTCGCATAGTATTGCTGCGGGTTCTTCAGGACGACGTGGCGCATCCAGGCGTCGGCATTGGCCGCATCGTACTCCGGCGGATAGCGCCTTTTGCACAAGTCCCACAACCAGTTGCGGTCACTTTCCTCCAGCCGCCTCAGAAGAACGGGAACACCAAGCTCTCTAAGTTCTGTACTGAAGCCGCATTCAGGTGTGCGTAGTGGTTCTGAAACGTCCACCATGTCCGGCTCTCATGGTTATCGACATCGTAATCCTCGATATTATACGCCGGACCTAAAAAGCCGACAACCGACCCGGTCGGCACCGGGAACTGATAGTGAAAGATGCCGGGGAAAGAGCCTTGAAAGTCAGCGTGCGCCTGCGTGTGGTCCCGATGCCAGTCGTCATGGTTCAGACCGGGGTCCAGCACGTAGGGCACAATAGAAAAGCTGTTCAACGGCGACATCGACCCCATCAAGCCGCGATGCGCCATGGCATGTTCGAAACCGAACGTCTCGTCCTGCATTGGCGGAGGCCGCCAATACAGCAGGCTGGCCATCGACATTAGCGGTGAATGCGCCGCTTACGCCGCTCGTGAACAATGGTTTTAGTCATGTCCTGCTCCTGAACCTCTGCCGGCGCCGCGCGAAGCCGGTCGCTCGCGCACCAGTTTGTTGTCCCGCTTCTCGTTGCGGTAACGCTGGATCGAGGTGCCCATCGGGTCAAAAGACCGCGGAGAGATGCGATCCATCGCATAGTCGGACAGCTCGAGACCGCCGCCTCCCCGTCCGCGTGGACCTACTCCGTCCGGGACAGTGCCCAAACGGAGCGGTCCCGCAGCGGGACGATCGGTACGCGTGTAGACATCGGGAACCAGGACATAGGCATCCGGTTCCCGCTTAACGAGCGGCCACTCGCCTTGACGACCCTTGTGCTGGGTCATTAGCGATAGCGACGACCGTGCCGGCGACGATGACGCCCGCGACGCTCATTAGTGTGCTCCTCGAAAAACTTTTCGAGGTTCTGTAGCTTCAACGTGCTCATCATCTTCTCCTCTTCTTCGCTCTGGCCTTTCTCAAGTTACGGCGTCGAGCCTTCCGTTGTGATTTGGTTGGGTAACGGCTGTCGTAGGCTGTTCTGCGCGGCATCTTAACAACCTAGTGTAAGTATCCCACGTCAAAACTACCAATGGTAATGTACGATCCCGGCGGAGGAACAGCGCGTCATAGTCCGCCAGCCACCGCTCCAGCAGCGTGAAACCTTCGCCGCTTTTCCGACCCTTGACTTCAGCGCGGAATTTTTCATCTCCTCCAGGCGGGTACACATCAACGTCATGTCCCCCACCTTGGTATCGGGTGGCCCCGGACAATGGCACTCGTTCAGCTCGCACATTAACATCTCGATGTAAGTTGATGATTTCTCGCTCTATTCTCAGTCCCTTGGACCTTTGGTAGTTGGACATGACACCTCATCTTCTTTTGTTGCTTCTTGCAAGATTGCCTCTTCGCGTCGGCTGACCTCGGCTATTTCGAGTTCCAATAACGGGACCAGTTCGTCCGCCAGGAGTTGCCGAAGCTCGTCCGGCCCCAAAGCTGCTCCGACCTCGATGGTGACGCTTGCAGTCGCCCCAGTCACTTGGATGCGCACCGTCATGCCACGGTTGCCGGATGACCGGCCCTTCGCCACCGCGGGTCGTCAGGGTCGCCATTAGCGCCGGCCGCCTCTGCGTCTGCCGAACCGGCCGCCGAAGCGACCACCGCGGAAACCGCTGCGTCCGAAGCCGCGTCCAAATCTGCCGCTCCTGCCGCCAAATCGGCCGCCGAAACCGCCGGTTCCCATGCCGCGACTACCAGTGTTGCCGCCGCCAAAGAAGCTATCGAAAATGCCCATCCCACCCTCCTATAGCCGGGTTGCGGAACGACGGGTGCGGCGGTGTCGTCCGGGCGGGCGCTCGTGATGGGTGCCGCCACGGTGGGCTACCTGCACCATCGTACGGGCGGAGCCTCTGGAGTGGCCCTTGCCCTCTTTGCCGACCGGGTCGACACGTCTGGACATGCTTACCTCCCGTATTTACGGAAATAGTTCATGCGACGGGTGGGATTGCGCCGCGCGCCCATACTCAACGCTTTGTTGCGGGGGCGGCCCATGTGAATTTTGCCGAATTTCCGGGGATGCAGGCGACCCATCATCCGATGCAGCCATCGGGTGGAACCACCTAGCCCTGGAGTATTCACGGCTCACCGGTGGTGCCTGTGTTTGCGGGCGCGTATCCGCTTGGCGCGTCGCGTCATCCGCAACCTGTGCGATCTGTGTCGTGCCATCTCTCACCTCATTCCGGCTAGCGGTGTCCGCGCCGTCCTCGTCTGAACCCTCGTTTTCTCGCATTGCCCTTGACGGGCATCGGCAAGCGAGAGGTGCCGGCTGAACCGCGATGCATCCTCAAGCTCCGTAAAGTGTACGCTCCTCCACCATACCATCGAAGCGCTGAATAGTAAAATCCGGACTGTAGGAAATCATATCCAGCTCCGCCTCGATCCCCTGCCCCGCTACCGGCCACGGCACGATGTCGTGCCGCTTGCCAGCGGGCAACTCGAAGGCAATGTCTTCCACCCCATTGGGCATTCCGCCGCCGCGCGTGCGCAACTCGCCCTTGATCTCGACGCCTTCCCCGTAGTTATCCACCACTTCCAGGAATACCCGCTTCCACTGTTTGATCGTCAAGCCGTCCTTACCGTCGCCGCGAAAGGACTTGGTGGAGAACCGCTTCGGCAGATGCGGATCGGGCCTATAGAATAGTCGGTACAAAAAGGTTCCATCGGTGCCGTAGGGATTGAGCACGCTGTTCTCTTCGTAGGTTCCAATATTCGTAAGTTCCAGGTTCTGCGAGGCCACATTCCAGAAGGACTGCTGTCGCTCGTGTCCATGCCACATCAGGATCATAGAACGCGTAACTCCAAATGGGTCGGTGAACCGACCGTTGAGGAGTTGTACTACCAATCCATACATGGTAGCGGCGGCAAACGTGGGATAAAACGTCGAAATGTCCAGGGTCGTCCATAGCTGGCTGATCTTGTCGCTGATGGTGTGATACTCACCGCCCATCAGCACGTAGACCGCACCACGGTCCGGGATCGGCGTGGTTACGGGTTGATCCAATTGTAGGCCATTACACGTGTTAAAGTAACGCCGCCACTTGCCAACCGGACGGGGGAAACCATGCCCGACTTGGGGGTCAATATTAGAATAATTGAACTGGGTGTTGAATGGGCTTTCGAGCGTACCGCTTCCGGCGAGCTGCACGTTCGAGATCATGTCCGTCGAGCTGTCACCCCAGATGTAAAGGTAACCTGCGGAGACTTCCGCGTCCATGTAACTGTAGACCAGACGGTCTCCAAAGTAGCCGGCGGCACCCCCGCCGTCATTCGGATCGAAATCACTCCCGTTCATTGGAGCGCTCCAGGCATAGACATTTTTGCCGAAGACCCAAAGCCGTTCCTGGTAGACCTCCATAGTATAGATACCAGGGAGGCCGGTCGGCATGACCGTGCTGCCGGTGCCGGTAACGCTGAAATTGGTTAACCAATCGGGGGCAGGATCGCCGGGACGAGCGAGGTAGCTCCCGTCCCAAGCGAAGAGACCGAGAGGAGAACCAAACAGCACTCCTCCCGTTTCTCCTGGCTCATTCCCAACGAAACGAGGGCGCCACACCTTGGCACTCGCCCAGTAGTATGGAGCAATAGGCAACCACACGTCGTACAGTGTTGTAACTTCCTTTGTATCAAGGTCTACCTCGTCTATGTTTCCGTTCGATAGGAACATCCAGCCCATTCGACCCGGTGGTGGAGCGCCAAACGGCGGGGTATCCTTACCGTAAAACCCAAAAAAGATACGTAGTATCTGAACTCCAGGCGGCGCTTGGTAGATTGGTCCGGACGGTCCCCAGCAGGAACGTAAATTACCTGGACCAATGGCAAATAAATTCTCATTCCACCATTCCTCCTTGTCGCCGATACTGGCGCGCGGAGACTGCTGGTTCAGCCCCTGAAATTCATTGATGGTGACGACATCAGGCGGGTTGTCGGATTGAATGGGCACTATGCGCTCCGGATGGTTGCGCCATACGCGGTCTGAACCATCTGTGGACAAACCACTGCGGCGCAGAACGGCATTTCAAGCGCGAAGGCTTGCACCATGCCGGCGGCGTCCTTCGGTCGCTGCTGTTGCAGAAAAGCGAGTACCGACGCCCACCAAACTACGGCGTCGTCCCATGGGGTCGGAATGACTTCCGGATCGTTGTCGGTCAACAGCGGCATCGGACTGCAAGTCAGGTCCACTTCCATCGGCAGCTCTTGCGCCGGGATCGGCGCCATGTAGACGGAGCCAATCGCACCTTCGCCATATTGCGCGTACCAGCCGGGCTCGCTGATCGTCCCGTACCATGTGCCATTGAAGATGCGAAAGCGAGCTTGAAAGTCGGTCCAGACTATCCGTCTCCATACTGGTTTCCATCCTCCCGGTCCGATCGATACCGCCAGCGAACGAATAGCAATAATGTGCTGAACCTGCGGTACGACACCCTGGCACAGACTGACCCAGTCCTTGAACGGATACACCTCCTGCTGCGGATGGGTTAACACTCCCGGCGGCAGAACACGAATACAGCCAGACGTATAAGCGATCCGCCGTCGAGAGCGATTGATATAGTTTACAAGCGTCGGGATCGGGTAAAATTGCCCGTTCTGGTCATTGAGCAGATTTTGTAGTTCGGTAACGTATCTGCTCAACATGGCTCATCAGGGTCCACCGATATGCGATTGCAATCCAGGAGGCGGTGCCGGCGGGAAGCCCTGCGCACCACCGTCGATGTCGTGAATGAGGATGCCGGTGGAGGGCTTGGAGCAGACCAACTGGAGGGCAGTAAGAGAGAGACCGACACTGGCGATTTGCCCCTGCGGTATTGTGGAATACCAACCCGTCCACGCGAAATTTGCATCTTCATGTATCACAAGCGTGATATATTTGGAGTTAAAACCAATAGCGAGACCGCGAGGGCAATTGAGATCAAAGAAAATAGGAGTATCGCCCAGTAATAGTCCCCTGAAGCCGCTATTGACCGGGTCGTCTTTTCCCCATCGCGAGCTTGGATCATTATTGTAACGCTCCATATGGACAAAGTCGGTCATCAACGTTGTCCAGTCTTCGATAGAAAGTACCACAAAATCGAGTGCCTCACCGCCCGCATGTTTCGCTGCTTTGAGCAAGAACGGAATAAAAGCCGCCCTGGTCAATACCGTGCCAGCGTTGGGGACGACGAGGCCGGACCATAAAGGATAAACTTCGCGGGAGAGACCGCCAAATATTGGAACCGTCTGTGCGTTGCCGTATGCGTCGAGTAACCCAAACATCCGCAGTGGATTGGGAACGCCACCGACTGTACTGCTTGTAAACAAGGCCGTCGATAACGCCGCGAGCGCAGAGTTCTTCAGGTCGTTCAATTTCAGCATAAGGCGGGAGGCTACAGCAACGGCATCCTGTGTGACTAACTGCTCCAGCCCAAATGAAGTCACAGGGGTTGCCAGTGCGCATATGTTGAATTCCGCATTTACAGTAGCGGCGACATCGGGGGGGATGTTGAACTGCCCCGCTGGGCCTATCCAACTAGATTGAACGTATTGGCCGGTTTGTACCGGCTGGGTATAGGGAGAAACGCCACCAGACGCGCGTATAGCGTTGCGTAGCAAAAGCGCTAGCAGGGGATTTTGCCGATAAATAAGGACCACGACCATCTGCGCGAATACGCGCCGTACCGTAGCCTCCAGCTCTAGACCTATAGGGCCACTCGGGATCAGGCCGGCGCCGAGAATGGGCATATTCCACTCCTATAATATCGAGGTCAGGTTTTCCCGCATTTTTCCACGGGTATCGACCGAAGGAGACATCCCAGCTACCAGGGTTTTTGCAGTGTTCTTCGATACTCAAAACTGTTTGTTTCTGTTCTGATCGGCGCGCAACGCGTTCAATATCTCACCTCGCCCCCACTCCTCCGGGTCTTCGGCGATCTTCTTGAACAAGTCGGACTTGCCGTGGTTCCAATAGGGGTCTTTGAAGCCGGGGCCGCTGGACGGCTCCGACGGCTTCGGTGCTTTAGCGGCGTGATAAGTCGCGGCGACCTCGTACGAGCCTACGTTGTTCTCGTACATCCACTTTTCCATGTCCTTCATGGCATCTTCGGTAATACCATAGGCGTCCTGCGTCTTCTTGCGTTCAGCCTTCCAGTGCGCATCCTCGCGCGCTACCCGTTCCGCCTCGCGCTCCTCCTCGTGCTTCTGGTCACGCTTGGCGAACTCGTCGCGCATTTCGGTACGGATGTCATGCTCCGGGATCACGCTCTCGGGAAATACTTCCTTGAACAGTGCCTTGCTGCGCTCACTGGTGCGCGGATCATCCCACAGCTTGCGCGCAGCCTTGGCAACTTGATTGTCTTCCTGCCACTGGCGCAGTTGTTCGTCGGTGATTTCAGGCATCGTCCGCCTCCGGGTTCGGCACGGTCGCCTCACAGGCCAGAATGCGCGCCGCCTCGATCCGCAGCTCCATGCTCACCTCCTCGTCATTCATCACAGCAAACAGGAAGGACATGGCCTGCGGATTGTAGATTTCCAATAACTTGCGCTCGGCATCGGTGAGGGTGATCTTCATCAGTTGTTATTGGTCTTACCGATAATCCGCGGTTGAAGAGGGATGCCCCCTTCAGGTTTTGGAACCACACTCGGGATGGCCCCCCACTCGGATACCTCAGATTGCGTATCAACCTGGAGTATAGTACGCGGAGGAGTTTCCGGCGGAGTTGTAATCGGCGGATCATATGATCGGTTCTGCGCCATTTTGTCGCACCTTTCCTATGCACCCGGTAGCGGTGTGCTAGGCATGGGTGGCTGTGGACTGCCGCCACCTCCGCCAGCGCCGCCTCCGCCACCTCCGCCCATCAGGCTGGAGATTGCCTGGAGCACCGGGTTTTGTTTACCACGTCGCAACAAGTCTATTAGATGTGTTTGTTCTAGTCCACTACTGGGACCGGCTTGCGGCAGGTGACGCGACAATGACTTCAATGCTGAGAGGATATCGCCGTATTGCTTACTCCCCGCATCGAACCCGTGTAGCGCTGACTGCATCAAATCAATCGCTATTTTCAGCTTTCCCATACTATCTGCCGCATTCCCTGGGCCGGGAGAACTTGGCTGTGCCCCCATCTGTTGGCGCTGGAGAGCCGCCAACACAGGTCCGCCCTCGCTCGGTGGCGTCATGCCCAGTCCTTGGGGTCCGCCTCCGCCGCCCGTTCCAGTGTCACTGGAACCCTGGTCGCCCATGCCCTCTAGGGTGCCTTCACCAATGGCCATGATCAGCTCAACAATCTCGCGGCAATTGCAGCCGCGCATAGCCACACGAAGATCGAGGAGTGCATTGTCATTCCCTTGCCGCCGCCACCTTTGCCGGCTGCAGCTTTCGGCGGCTTACCGGTAACGGCCGCCATTAAAAGCTCCTTCTTTTCCTGCTGCTCCGCGTGTTTGGCCTGATCCTTCTGTCGCTCACGCAGCCGGGCCAGAAGTAACTCAGCCCCTGGCGGGTGCAGCATATGGATAAGGTCTTGACTATCAATGGCGCCGGCACGTGCCAGCGCAATAGCTGTCTGCTTGTTATCCTCAGCAAACGCAGGTGAAGCACTGTGGCTGTCCACCTGTACCTGTAGATTGTCGCCCGGCAGGTCAATGAGATGAAACTCCATCCCCTGCTCAGTCTCGTAAACGGTCGCATCCTGGGCCTGCATCAAACGGACACAAAGATAACCGCATTCAGCAAGCTGACGCTCTACGCGGGAAGCTTGGTCAATGAGGTGAGGACTGCTCGTTCGCACCAGCGTTTGTGCGTGCACACCGGCTCGCACCCCAGGCTCCCCCTGGCCTGCCATGATGCTAGAAAATCCTCCTGCTTCATCATACAGTTTAAGGAGGAACTCAATTTCCTCAACAGCTCCTTGCGGGGGAGGCTCAGAGAGCTTATCGGCTTTGGCATTGGGGTTTGGGTCATTGATAAAGCCTCCCTCATTTATAATTTTGAAGTATTGCTCTTCCGTCACTGACGAAAACCCGGACAACACCCGCGGTGCCGCCACATTGCGGTCCCACATCACCTTGATATCACGCAGCCGCTTGTTCAGTACGTCCTGCATCATCTGGATGTCGGCGATGTAGCTGCGTCCCCAAAAGTAACCCGGAGTAGGGTCCGGTTGGATTTTGATGAACGGATGCTTGCCGGGGATGCGGGAGAGGTTACGGCGTGTAACGTCGCCTTCGATGACGATGTCCGGATAGATCAACTGGAGTGTCGTCCAATCCCCATTACGATTGGGGTCTTGGACCCAAAGCTCGCAGTGTCGTACAGTGGGCGAGAAACGTCTTTGGGGACGCCAAGGTGTGGGCACTGGGAACACTTGCACAATACCTGCCGCGCTCGGCGCATCTCCGGTATTGCCAAGTGGTTGGAGACCGCCAACAACCATTTGATGCAAATACGTCGGTTCTTCCTCGTCCCTTTCATGCTGGCGCGCCTCTAGTACTCGCTTGATGATCTCTTCAGCGCGCGGGTGATTGATCTCTCGCAGCGAGTGGGCAAGCCGTGTAACGGTCGGAAAGGTGACGTGACAGAAGGCTTCCTGCTCGTCCAGGTCCATCACGCTTTCAGACAACACGCCAAAATTTTGCGGATGCACCATCGCGATGTTGAAGCCGTTGTCGCTGGGCAAGCACTTGATCAGATGGCATCCGTTCACAAGCGACCATGTAACTGCCTCAGCGAAAGTAACATCTGCATCCGATTGCTTGAAGTCGGCGGTGAGCTTTTCAGCAACAATCTGCGCACGTTCCAATACATCCGGTGGTTCAGTGCGGTCGAAAGTAATATTGAACCGGACATCGGTCGGCTGCATGAGGAAACCGCCAAGTTTATCAATAAACGGTTTACATTTATTGAATATGGCGGCCCGCGCATCATACGAACCCATGTAGTAGTACTGTGTTCCGCGCGTGTAGATGAGGCCGCGATCACTCGCGGACCCCATGCATTCATCGACCAGTTCTTGCGCAAACTGCGCGAGGTCGAGCTTATCGTCGGGTATTTCGAGCACTTAGTACCCGCGCGGTCCCATTCCGCCACGCCCTGGTCCAGGCATCGGAATGGCGCGACCTTCGCGCTCGCGACGGTCCCGGTCGTCTCGGTCGCGCCGGTCACGGTCGCGCTCGTCTTCGCGCCGCTGACCGCGCAAGTCACCAAGCGCTTCACTCTCGATGCGCTCCTCGCGCCGCTCGCGCTCCTCGGCACCGCGGTGCACCTGCTTGGCCTTCTCCAGGTCGCGCACGGCATCGTCTACCGTCCGCTCCGCAGCCTTGGCCCAGCGCATGGCCTCCTCCAGCGCGCGGATGCAGCGGTCAAGCTGACGGTCCGCGCCCATGTCTTCCACGCGATCACTGTAGCCGCGCTCACGCTCGCGGCGATCCCAATCTCTATCCCTGTCATTCATAGGTATCCTCCTACCATATTTTGCCGCCGCCCGCCCTCATTCTCGCAAGCGAGTTCTTGATAAGGTCGGGCTGCGTACCATCTCTAATTCCGTCTTGTAACATCTCTAAGCCAGACCCGTGGTTCAGTCGGGTTTGACGACCGATAGCGATGGCTTGCTCGATCGTCGCGGTCTGAGCCCCCCAGTTGGAAAGCGTGGAGGCAACAGCCGATGGTGCTTCGTCTCTAAGCCGGTGCGGGGTCGCGGACGAAACTTCACGATCCTTGCGCCACTGGAGGTCGGCGACTTTGTAATCATTGTGCGCAATATCCTCAGCAATACCGCGGGCATAGGCGTACGCACTGCCACCAACGGCTACCGGCTTAAATTCTTGTCGCAGACCACTGGCGCACCGCGGACAGTCAGGCGGCGGCGCATCCCATTGGTCCATCGTCAGGGTCACTTCCATAAAGTGACCGCAGTCTTCGCAGGCGTAAGTCCGAACGATTGGCAAGCTTAATCCTCATCGAACGGATTGGGACGCTTGCGCAACAGCGCGCGGTGCAGCTTGCTATTGTTACCATGCCGGCCGCGGCCGAGATAGTAAGTTCGGCGCGGCGGATTGAACAGGATCGGCTCGAATTCTTCGTCGCCGTTCTCATCCTCTTCATCGTCGAAGGGAACAAAATCGCGAAAGACGCGATATTGGTCTTTCCATACATCGATCATCAGAACTTCTCCCTACCATTGGACCGTGC